TTCTTCAGCAGGTCTTCCGCAGCCATTTTGAGGTTGCGGCTGATGATGGCATCGCACCGCTTGCGCACCTCTGGGTGGTCGCCCAGGAACTGCCGCTGCGGGATGCGGATTTGGGTGCCGACCTTCATCAGGGCCATCCATTTCCAAGCGTCGTCCTTTGTGGCCTTGTGCTTGTACCAGAAGAATTTCTTCATCTTGGCGGTGACTGTTATCGTGCCGCCGTAGTTATGGATGGCCGCGTAACGCTCGGAGGTTTCCCAAACGACACTGTCGGCTTCGACACGGCAGCGGATGGAGCGGCGCAGTTTGCCCGTGACCATGAGCAGGGAGCCTTTCGGGTTGCGCATCTTCCGGGGCGGCCATGACTGGTCAAAGAAGGCCTTCCGTTGGAAATTGCGGTCAAACTCGTCGGAGAGTTCCACGCGGATGTCGTTTAGGATTTTTCTCTTGATGTCAATCATTTTTTTGTGATTGGGCTTGAATTATTGAAAAGTTTTGTATTTTTGCAGCGACGATTCTGCGGATTCGTCGAATACTGGGCTGGTTCATCCGAACCGGCCTTCAGTCTTTAATAGAGCCTGCGGTATCCTGTTTTTGAGTGTATCCATACTTCGGAAACAACTGCACCAGATTTAATCCTTCCTTCCAGTGAACGCATCATATAGCCATCAGTCAGTCCGCAATCCTCAATAATTATCCTGTCAGACTGTTTAAGGCCGTGATTTAACATATTGCGGAAAGAGTTTTTTGCATTGTCGCCTGTAAAGCCTTCATGTTCAAACCAAACGCCATCAATACTAATGTCGGGGCATTTCCCGTAATACTTCGTTCCCTTTAGGCTGCCGTAGATGGCATCGTAGTCGGGGCAGAACTTGGAACCGTCGAATTTCGGCGTTATGATGACGGTTTTCCCTAACGAGGCGAAATGCATCGCGGCCTCCTCGATACGCTTGTAGTCGTCGGTGGTCTTGTCGATGATGGAATAGGTCTCAAGACTTCCACCATTTTCAAAGGTTCTTACAGTTTCTTTCACAAGCAGAGGAGCGCGTTCATAGCATTTCTGTATCACTTTGCAAGCCCTGCACTTCTCGCTGTTTGGGTTGTAGGCAAGTTTGTTGAATGTGCAATCGCCACAGCCTTTTGGCAAATACGGATGCTTGGGCGGGAACACCTTCTCTGCCTTGCCCGGATTGAAGCGGAACATGGCGGCCTTGTTTTCTCCGTTCTTGCCGATCTGTGTGGTGGCGCGTTCACCGGCGGCGCATGCCTGGTCTGAATCGCTGGTCGGATACCTGTCCTTCAGCACCTGCACGGCGGTGCAACGGCAGTTCCATCCGTTGGGCGGGTAGTACTCGTTCCAGAACTTGTCGGAGGGCGGCAGTGTTATGCCTTCCAGAGCGGCGTGTTCTTCGCGCACAAGGCCGTCAAGGGCGGTTCTGTATTGCAGGTCGTATTCGTCGCCGTCTCGCTCTATATCGGCCCATTTCGCGGCCATTTGGGTGCTTGCCGTGGCAAAGTTGTACTCGGCATAGAGCCAGTTCTGGTTGTAGGAGGCATCAATGGCCTGCACATCCTGAAGGAAGCGGTCGAATGACTTGAAGCCGCCGTCCTCGTCTTTCAGGAGGCGCGAGGCATCATTCATTTCGTGGTAGGTCTTGAAGCCGGAAAAGAGGAAGATGTTCTCGTCCAAGGCACGGGCCATCGCGTCGGGAATGTTGCGCTCAAGATGCCCCAGTTCCTCGGACAAAATGTCATGGGTGGCGTTCATCAGCGCGAGGGGTTCAGGCTCGGAGAGCATTTCGGGCGTGAAAGCCTTCTTTGCATGGAGCCATTTGGCGGCATCTTGAAACGCCGTTGAAACCTTGTTGAAACGGTTTTTATCGCCGTTTGAAAGCGTTATTGTCTCCTGTCCGTAGAGGTCTTGAATGGCTTGGTGTAGCCCCTCATAGAAGGGGCTCAGTCGAAAAAATGGAAGTTCCCCGCCTTCAGTGTGCCGTTGCCATCATCGGAGCCGGTCGACTCCCCCTGCCCCCTCTCAGAGGGGGAAATGCGCGGCCCGGTGATTTCCATTCCGAAGGTCTGCTTGAGCCAATCGACATCAAACTCATAGTAGGCCGAGGCTTGGAAAACCATCTTCCACAGTTTCTCGGTGTCGGTGGCCTTGGCAAACTCGAAGCGGAGGCCGGTCGGGATGATGCCGAGGCTCTCCATAGCGGGGATGGCGGTCTTGTTGATGTAGTAGGCGATTTTACGCTTGTCGGCCTCGACGACGATTTCCATGAGGTCGGTGGAGGCTTCCTCCTTGGAGCGGTTGCCGTGTTCGGTGTCCTGACCAAGGACGGCTCCAAGGTTGAGCAGGGAGATTTGCTCGTCGCAGGTGGCGATGAAGTTCTTGTAGACATCGCCGTTGGTGGTGCTGGCTTGGGCAAACTCAAACTCTTCCTCTGTGTCGATGATGAAGTAGGCGGCGGCACCGATTTCGCGCATCATGGCCTCGGCGCGGTTGAGCATGTCGGTGTCCTGCGTGTTGGTCTTCAGGACGCGGGGCGGGATGCCGTAGATTTCGCAAAGTTCGCTCCAGCATGACAATGCAAACTTCTTCATCAGCACGTAAGGCGTGGCCTTGTTGAGGATGCCGAGGTCGAGTTTGTCCGGGCAGAATTCGAGGATCCATTTGCCGAAGTCGGGACGGTCGCGGTACAACTCGCTTTCTCCACCATAGGCATCGGGATAGAAGCGGCCCGTGACAGGCGACACGTTGGCGCGGGGCACGAGTTCAATATCAGGGTCGCCCTGCCGGTCAAACAGGAACTGGACGAGGCTGGAACTGTAGAACTGCGACTCGACAATAAACTTGACGAGCTTGTCGAAAAGGCCCTTGTCGGTGAGAACCTTCATTGACTCCTCGTCGTTCTGGTCGCCTTTCTTTAGGCACCAGTCGGCAGACTGGGACTTGCCGATGCGCATGCCTATTTGGGAGGTCATCTTGGCATCCAGCATAACCTCGTCGTATAGCACCTGAAGAAGATGCTGCTTGGGTTCGTCGGCGCGTGTGGCCTCAAGACGGGCGGTGCGCCAACTGGCTATATCGCGGCGAATGATAGCCTCCTGACGGCGAATGACACGAAGAACGGTTTCCTTTTCCTTTCGGCTCAGCGTGTCTTTCTGGGCCTGTTTCTTTCTGAATGAGTCAAATATAGCCATGATGATTAGTAATTATGTTGGAACTTGGGATTGGATCCGAAGCGTGACTTGATGATGGGGTTGCCCTGCTCGTCGGTGGCGATGGGAAGCGCGGGCGTGATGCTGCCTTCGGACACCTTGCTCATAAACTCGATGACGCGGTCGTAGCGTTCACGCCATTGGTCGTAGATGAGTTCGTTGTTGGAGAGCCGGATAAGGTTCCACACGGCGATGACCTTTGTGTCCTCAAGGATAAGCGGGTCGCGGTCGGTGCCGGTGGCGGCGAAGATGGCGGCCACATCATAGCGGCTGGCCAGATAGGATTTCATTTCGCTGACGGCGGCCTCGATGCACTGTTGGACGGTGGCATCGTCGTTGGCCGATATGTCGTCCATGACATGCTCATAGATGACGGTCTGCATTTCTTCTACGGTGATAAACATCAGTATTTCCAGTTTGTGCGGCGGCCTACCACATAGCGGCTGTCGCTGGTTCGTATTCTGTTGCTCAATAGCCAAACGGCACCCTCAAGGGCATCGGGCGCGTCGTCGTGTACCTTGGAGCCTTTCTCAAACAAAAGCAGCTGCTCTTCGAGTACTTCAAAACCTTGGTCGCCCCTGAAGTCCTCGTTGAAGATGACTTCACCACGTTGGAACAATGGCTGCATGGCCTCGATACGGGCAAACTTGTCAGGCTTGGAGCGGCGGTCGCCGACGATGGGGATTTGTACGCCGACCTCGTTGCCCACGCGCTTAAACTCGTCGAGAATCATGTCCTGAATGAAGTTGGCCTCCATATAGTATTTAATAGGTGTGTCGCCCACGAAGGAGCGGATTTCGTAATGCCAGCCCACCATGACCGTGACCTTGGTCTGGTCGGCGAAGGCGCGGATCACGTGGAAGGCTCCCTCCTTGGTGATGCCGACGAGCATGGTGGCCTTGTAGTCGTTGGACGATGAAGCCTTGAAGGAGGGGTCGGTGTAGGCGACGATGGCGCGGTACTGGCGCAAGGGGAGCATCTTGCCGTAGCGGATATACTTGCGCTCGAAGATGGTGCCCTCGTTGACGGGGTTGTTCATGTACTCCTTCTGGAACCGGCGTTCCCCGATTTCGGAGCGCATCTGCTCGACCTCGTTTTTGGTGAAGTTCTCCTTCCATGTGGGGTTGCCCTTCTTGTCAAGGATGTTGACAACGGTGTGGTGGAAGCCGGGACGCTCGGCGATGTTGCCCAAGACGGACTTCTTCCCGATGCGGTTGCCTACCAGCACGAAGCGGCCACGGCCCGCGTCCATCGTTCCGTACAGTGCGGAGAGGCACCAGTCGGTGGCCTTTTCGACACGGGCGGGATTCAAGACCATTTCGTCGTCGTCGATGTCGTCGATGACGATGTAGTTGACGCGGCGGCCCGATTTCTTTATACCACGTGGCGACTGGCCACGGCCCAGCGCGATAAACATGGAACCGTCGCTGGTGCTGAAGCGTCCGTCGCTCCA